TCAGGCGGCGATGGCGCGGGGGGCCGCGACATTGGCGATGGCGATCAGGTCGGCGATGGTGCGGATCGCTTCGAAGGTCGCGTCAGAGCAGATCGCGGCGTTCAGCTCGTCCTCGATGTCGACCACGATGCCGGCGATTGCCGGCTTGTCCGCGCCCAGGCTTTCCAGCACGGCGTCGGGGGTGCAGCGGTCGAGATCCACGCGCAGCTCGCGCGAGACGATGACGGCGACCTTGTGGGCAGTATCAGTCACGATAGATCCTCTCTCTTCAGAAATCCGGCCGGGGCCGGCGGGGGATGGGGTGGCAGTCCTTGAGGGGGCAGAGCAGCGGCACACCGTCATCGAAACGGACGGTGCAGAAGCCCTTGGACGGCGACGACAGGTCGCCATGCTTGCCGCGCCGCTGGCCGATGCCGAGATAGACGACGCGGTCGCCCTCCCCTGCCCCGACGCGATCGGCGCGACCGGCCATGTCACAGGCCGAACAGAGCGAAGGGGCCGGGACCGCCAACGATGCGGTCCAGGAGGATGACAAGCGCCTGACCGACGACCAGGCCGGCCGGGATCGCGCGCCACGGATTGGCGAGGCGGGCGATCATCGCCGATCGCCCGCGACGCTGCCGAGGATGGCCAGCATCGCGAAGGGGATGGTGATGATCGCGATCACGACCAGCAGGGCGACTTGGCGCGCGCGAGCTGCCCGGCCGGGGCGAGGCGGATCGTACATCATGCCGCCGCTCCTTCCGCTTGGGCAGTGGCGCAGCGCGAACAGAGCGTGTCGCTAATCAGGTCGCACAGGTCGGCGCTGTCGTGACCGCCAAGCTGGCAGGAATCGAAATAGCTGCACCCGCAGGTGTGGCAGAGGCGCGGCGGCTCGCCCTGGCGATAGACCAGCTGCCAATAAATATCCGGGTCCAACGGGAAGATGCGCCGGAGCGTGATCAACGCGCTAGGCTGTCTGGCGGTGACGCCGTGGCGCTCCAGATCGCGGACCAGCAAGCGGGCGATTTCCCGCTCGACCGGCAGGGCAGTGCCGCCAGCGACCAGCTTGTCGGCCACCTGGGCATGGGTCAGGCCGGCCGTTTCGCGGCGCAGCCGAATGTAGGTCGATGGCGCCAGCCAAATGGCGGCTGCGGCATCCGTTGCGGACAGTGGCGGCGGCGCGGCCGGGAGTTCGAAGGTACGTGGGAACAGGGCAGTCATGTCACGTCTCCGGTTGAAAGGTTGCAGACAAAGCGGGGGCGATCCGGGAAGCGGGGGCTTCCGGTGGGGGCAGGATCGGGGGAGGTGGGCGCAGGCGAACCCGCGCGGGATCAGGTCATGGCGTCGGTGTCGCCGGCAATGGCGGCATCATCCCGATCGTCGTTGGCAGGTTCCGGCGCAGCGTCATTCGCCGGCATCGGCAAGGCGGCAGTCCGCGGCGAAAAGGGGATGTCGATCGACCCTTTGGGGATCGCGCTCATCACACAGGTACGGATTACGACCAGCTCGGCGACGAACACATGGCCGCAATCGTCATTGTCGCAGCGGTAGCGGATGTGGCGGATCAGCGGCGTCAGTGCGAGCGAGTGGCGGATGCTGGCCCGGCTTTCACAATGCGGGCAGACAGCGCCCGGATCGCCCGGCTTCTTGGCAGAAATATATGGTATTGTCGGCTTGTTCACGACGGTTGTCCCCCGGCCTTCCCCGCACCTGACCCCACGCCCTGCGGGAGGAAGCTTATGAGCCGGCGCAGCATCTTGCCGACCGCCGTCTCCGCTTCCCGCGCCTCGACCACGGCACGATGGATTTCGCGCGGGGAAGCGCCGGGGCGTGCCACGGCAATAGAGGAGGCCACCGCCTCGCCCAGCTCACGCGCGACCGTCGCGGCATCTTCGAGCAGGGCTTGGTGGCACGCGATGGTGTCAGCCATCTTGGTATCGAGTTGCGCCGAGAAGACGGCAGAGAATGGGGCCTCTTCGCCACCATCGGCGAGGTATGCAGCGTCCAGCGCCACCGCCTGGTCGAGGCTAGGCCAGCGATCATCCTCGGGATCGGACCAGCGGCGCAACGTGCGCTCGCCCAGGCCGCCGACCGCCATGCGAGCCGCTTCCCAACCAATCCGACCGGCGACGCGAGTCATGGCATCTGCCCAGGTGTGAGGGACGCGGGGTTTGGTCACTTCGCGCCATCCTGGTGCGAAAGGGCGGCTCGATCGCACGCGACGATCGAGCCGCTAGGGCCTACGGATGAAGGGTCGCCGTTATTTTCGGGAGGGCACGGCGCATCCGTGGGTTCGGGAAGAGGATAGATATCGGGCCGGAGAACATGACGAGAGATGCCGGTCGCGGCCTCGATCGGCAGGACTGCTTCGGGCCAGACAGACTGCTTATTGCGAAGGCGCAGATTGACAGTGCCCTGCGACTTGCCCGCGATCTCGGCGAGACGGGTTTGCGACCCGACCGCACGAGCGGCCAGCGCAAGCGGTGTGTCTACCTGATGCTCGATGCCCATGCATTCTGATTATTGAAGCTTCAATAGTGAGTCAATGAAGAAATACGGTGCCCCCACTATTGAAAAACCGATAACCATCCGGCCGTGATCGGATCGAAGGTCAAAGCGCGCCTTGATGCGCTGGGCATGACCCAAACGGAGCTGGCGGCCGAGGTGGGCGTCACCCAAGGCACGATCGCCAGCCTGATCTCGGGACGGTCGAACGGATCGAAGCACCTGCACAAGATCGCGCGGGCGCTACGCACCAGCCCGGAATATCTCTTGGGCGAGACAGATGTCGTTAGTCCGCGAGAGGCACCAACCGAACCCGCTTATCTAAAGACCGTCGTCATGCACGTCGCGATGCCGAATTGCGATGCACTGACAGCGATGTTCAACGGGCTACTGCGGAACGTCGATCTAACTTTAGCTCGCGGCGACGTTGCTCGGCAGCTTGCTGAGCTGCTTCCCATCGGGCTTGCAACGCTTGCAGATTTGCGGCCCGATCCTTTGGAACCCCAGCATCCCGGCGATCATGCATCAGCCGTAGCATCCGACGCCATGCGGCATCCCGTACCGCAACCGTGACCGCGCATTCGGTGTCGCACGGTATGCAGCCTTCGCTGCATCCTGCCTTCTTCAGATTAGCTCCCACCCCGCGCGACGTAACGAAATTGGATCATTTTCAAAGCGAAACAGCATCCATTCCAGTGCTAACGGCGCGCGCATGACGCCCCCCCGCGCCCCCCTGACCCCCCGCCAATCGGAATGCCTGCGCCTGGTCTGGGAGCGGCAGGCGACCAGCAAGGAAATCGCGCTCGATCTGGGGATCAGCAAGAAGACGGTGGACGAATATCTGGCCCAAGCCGTCAGGGCCTTGGGCGCGGCCGATCGGCGCGAGGCGGCGCGCCTCGCCTTTGGTCCGATGACGGCGGCCGAGACGGTCAACGCCCCCCTGCCCGACCCCCGGACCGCGTCCGAGGGGGACCGGGACCGGGTATCCGATGCCCCCAATTTCACGCCACAAGCGCCTCTGTCGACGATGGCGTCGCCGCCCGTCCGCCCCTGGCGAACTGCGGAGCGGCCACGCAATACGATGACGTTGGTGCAGATCCTGGGCTGGATGGCGATGACCGTCACCGGCTCGCTGGTGGCGCTGGCGGCATCCGCTTCCATCGGCGCGGCCATGCCGGGGATCTGGCGGCCGGTGCTGGTGGCGATTCGTCGGCTCACACACTAGGCCGTGGGGGCGTCCCCTGCGGAAAGGGGAGCCACCATGCTGAATACTCGTCTCGAAGTCGCCCGCTCGGTTGGGATGCCGCTGATCAAGATGGAAGAGCATCTTGACCAGGCGCTGACCCAGGCCGCCGCGATGCAGACCGCCGCGATCAATGGCCGTCGCCGCGCCAAGCTGCCGCTGGAAGCCGGCGAAGATGCGCTGACGCTGATCGCCGATGCGACTGCGCAGCTGCTCGCCGCGCGCAAGGCGGTGCATCAGGCGCATCGCCTGTTCCGTCAGGAACAGACCAACATGGGCCTCGGCGTCGTCAGCTACGGCGATTACGGCGATACGCCCGAGGGATCGTCGTCCACGCGCGCCGATGTCGCGCCGCTCCACGTCGTCCAAGCGGCGTGAGATGGATGGCTTGACGCCATGCCATTCGGGTGCAGAGGAGCGTGCGCATGAGCGCGCTCCTCTTCCTGGTCCTGTTGCTAGGCTGCTGCGGCTACGCGCTGCTGCGCGGCGATGGGCCGGAGCGGGTAGCCGCCGGATTGCAGATCGGAGCCTTTGCGCTGGGGCTGACGCTGCACCGGCTGGTCGAATCCAACAGCTATGCCACGGCACTGCCGGCGACGATGGTCATCGACTTGGTGCTACTGGCGGCGCTGATCGCGCTGACGCGCCTTTCGACGCGGTTCTATCCCTTCTGGCTGGGGACGTGGCAGGGCGCGGCCGTGGTGGCGCACCTGGCCAAGCTGCTCGATCCAGGGATGCTGCCGACCGGCTATGGCTTCCAGACCGGCTTCTGGGCCTATCCGATGCTGATCGCCACGGCGGTCGGCACCTGGCGGCACCGCAAGCGGGTGGCGAGCGGCGACCCAGATCCAGGCTGGCGCTCGCAGGTGAGCTGATCGAGGCGGCGGCATGACGCGGGACGATCTGGCCCGCTCGGCCGAACGCATCCTGGAACGGCGACGAATGCGCGACCGGTTCTTCCAAGGCGATCTGGACGGCTTCGGTGAACCGGCATGGGATATGCTGCTGACGCTGGTAGCGCGGGGCGGCACCACGCCGGCCGAGCTGCTGGTCGCGGCGGTGCCGATGGATGCGGATATCGTGCGCAACTATCTGCTTTGGCTGCAATCGCATTCGCTCGCCGCGATCGAGGGCGAGACGGTCAGCCTGGCCCGGCGCGGGTGGGAGCAAATGGCGGGCTATCTGGCGGCCGAGGCGCAGTGGGCGGCGGCCGCGTAGCGATCAGACGGCGCTTTCCAGCTTCAGCCGCGTCCCATAGCCCTGCTCGCCCAGATCGTGGGTCACCTCGGCGATCAGCCATGTGGTCGCGTCGATTTCCGCTTTGAAGCCGGACGCGGTCACGCGCTGCTCGGGATAGAGATCCGCACGGCCGAGGGCGAGCGTCAGATCGAGCGTCGCGGCCTGGCGCGCGGCGCGCCTGCGTTCCGCCTCGGCCGCCCGCTTCGCCTCGGCCTCGCTGGTATAGACCCGCGCCAGCTTCTTCGCGCCATCCGCGTTGCCGGCGGTCACCTCCTGCCGCTTCGCCTTGCCGCGATCGTGCCAGACGGCGGTGACGCCGGGGGCATCGTCGCGCTTGGCAATGCGGTAGCCGTGCTTGTCGCCGACGCGCCTGGTTAGGGTCACCGCCGGCAGGGCGCGACCGGTCGCCGTCTCGCCCGCGCCGATCGGCGACAGGATCAGCACCCCGGCCTTGATCGTCGCGACCGCATCATGCTCGCGCCCCAGGCGGCGCAGGAAGGCAAGGTCGCTTTCCCGGCTCTGCGCCTTGGCGGTGACGGCGATGCCGGCGAGGCGGGCTGCGCAGCGGGGTTTCCAGCCATGCGCTTTGGCGACGTCGCTGACGATCGCGCCCAGCGTCGACTTCGACCAGCTCCGCTCGCGCCGGACGGTCGCCGCGCCGGTGAAGTCGGCCGACCGCGCGGTGACGCTGATCAGGTCGGGCGCGCCGTCATGCGCCACCTCGTCAATGATGAAGCGGCCCTTGTCGACCAAGCCGGGGGCGACGTCGCTGCCCTGGAGCCATCCCAGCGACACGCTGACGGCCGCGCCGATCTTCGGCAGCGGGGCCGCGCCGTCGCTGTCATCGATCTGGATCGTCAGCTCGTCCGCCTGACCCTCGCGCTTGTCGGTCAGGGTGAGCGCGACCAGGCGCGGGCGCGGCCGGCCGCCGCCTGGCGGTTGCACCTTGCCCTTCAGCCGGGGCGTGATGTCCAGGCCGTCGACTGTCACCTGATAGTCAGGGATGGCGTTGACGAAGGCCATCAGGCGCGTCCGGCCGCCGACTGGCGCGGGGCGGCGTCGACGGCGAGTAGATCGATGGTGAACTCGATCTTGCGCGCCTTGCCATCCCCGAAAAACGCAGACTTCTTCTCCTGGATGCCGGTGATGACCCAGGCCCCATAGACCTTGCCGGTGCCGTCGGTCAGCGACCAGCAATCGCCGGTCGCGGCCATGTCGCGCAGCTCGTCGAGCGACGCCTCGCCAGCTTGTAGCTCCGCCATGGCGACGCCGGTCAGGCTGATCGTGTCTTCGCCGGGGCCGGTGTACTGGTGCGCGTCGCTGGTGCCGACGCGCCCGGTGCGGGCGTGCCGCCAATCGCTGCTTCGCGACAGCTCGGCCGGGGTCAGGGTGGGCAGCTCGAAGACGAACAGGCCAAGCGCCATCATCGACATGGTCAGTATCCGTAGTCAGGGGTGTCTGCGAGCGACGATCGCGCCGCACGATCGGCGACCTGGTCGCGCCGATCGAGCGCATCGGAGACGGCGCGGGCGATGGCGTCCCCGAGATCCTGCGGGCTTTGCCCAGGCACGCTGTTGACGTGCACGGTGACGCTGATCGGCGCGCGCGCGGCGCTGGCGGGGAACGGTGCCGGCGCGGCCATGGCGGGGACGGTGCCGATGCCCAGGGTCGCACCGATCGCCAGCGCCTTGGTCAGCACGCCCGAGGATTGCTCGATGCGCAGCGGACTGCCGGGCGTCCCGTCCAGGGCGTCGGTTAGCCGGCCGGAGACGTCGCCGATGCGGCGCACCGGACCTTTCGCCCCGGCGGCAATGCCCTGGTCCAATCCTTCCATCATGTACCCGCCGAAGCTCATGAAGACTCGGCTTGGCGAGTGGATGCCGAGCTTTTTCTTGAAGGTGTCCATGGCGATGCCCGCCAGACGCATGATCGCCATAGCAACAGCGCCGGCCTGCCCGGTGATGCCACCGATCAGGCCCGCGACGATGTTGACGCCGATAGACGAAAAACGCTGGGGTAGCGTCAGGAACCAGTCCAACGCCGATCGCGCGCTATCCTTCATGGTCTGCCATGCCCCGGCAAACCATGCCGTGATTGGCCCCCAATTCTTATAGATGAGATAGGCCGCCGCACCGATAGCGACGACGCCGGCAACAACCGCAAGCGCAATCCCGACGACGGGCAGCATACCAATCCCAAGAGCGCCCGATGCGAACGCCAGCGCCGAAAAGGGCGCGATGAGGCCGGCGATGACGATCGCACCGCCCCCCAGGACAAAGAACAGGCCGGCGAAGGCGGCCGCGCCGACCATAACCGCCTTGGTCGCCTCCGGATGGCGCTGGGCGACGTCGCCAATCCAGGTGGCGAAGGCTACAGCCTTTTCCGTCACGGCATTGACGGTAGGCAGCAGCTGCGATGCCAAGGTGATTGCCAAGACGCTGCCATTTACCGTCAACTTCTTTGTCTGCTCGGCCGAATCCTTCATCCGCTCGGCGAAATCGCGATCGGTGGTGCCGCTAGCGCCGGCGGCCTCGGCGCGGATGCGGCGATATTCCTCCATGTTCTGGATCAGCGGGCGCAGGCCCTGCTGGACCTGGGCATCTTCGAACAGATAGCCGAGCTTCGATAGGTCGCCCTTCAGCGTCTTGTTGGTCAGCTCGGCGATGGCTTCCAGCGGCGTCTTGCCTTCCTTGTACGCCTTTTTCAGCGCCTCGGGCAGGTTGACGCCCATCTTTTCAAACGCCTTGTTGGTGGCGGGCGAGGCGATCTTCTGGAGGATATTGGACAGGTTGGTGCCGGCGGTCGCGCTGTCGCCGGCCCCCTTGCGCACGATCTGAAGGCCGGCGGCGAGATCCGCGACGGCATCGGTGCCGGTCTGGCCCAAGCCCTGATAGGCGGCGGACAGCGCCGGGAAATACTGCGCCATGTCCTTGATCTCGAATGCGCCCGCCTTGCCGGCGGTCGCCATGATGTCGATGACCTTGCCGGTTTCGGCCACCGGCACCTTCAGGCTGTCCTTCGCGGCGAAGGCAGCGGCGGATAGGTCTGCAATTTCAGCCTTGTAGGCGGTGGAGGCCCGGCCGATCGGCGTCATCATCGCCACCGCGTCAGGCACCTTCGCGCCCAAGCCCGCCAGCGTGTCAACGCCGGCTTGCAAGTCGGCCGGCATCTGATTGGCGGCGCGGGCGGCAATCAGGAGCTGGCGGCCGAGCTGGGCGGATGCCTGGCGCGATAGATCCGCTTTCTGCCCGATATCGGTCATCACCGATTCAAACTCTTGCGCCTTTTTCACCGCGGCGATTTGCGGCGCGGCCATGATCATGCCGGTGCCGATCGCGGCCGCGCCGCTCGCCGCCATGCCGGTCGCCGCGCCCTGCATCCGCTGGAAGCGCTGACGGCCGGCGTTCATGCGCCGCTCGCGATCGGCGAGCTGCTGCATCCGTCGCGACTGTTCCTCGATCTCGCGATTGGCTCCCGCCATTTGCTGGCGCAGCTCGCGCTCGTGACGAGCCAAATCCCTGGTCGAGATGCCGGCCGCGCCCAGGCGCTCGCGCAGCTCGTTTAGCTGGCGGGTTTCGGCCTGGTGCTGGCGCTCCAGCCGCTGCGCCTCGGTGCGCGCGCGGGCGAAGTCGCGGGTCATTGCGCGCGTGGGATTGGCCGCCTGGCCCATGGCGCGGCCGAGATCGGTCACGCGCTGGCGGGCGGCCTGCAACTCGCCCTGGGTGGACCGCAGGCCGGTCTTCAGCTCGCGGAAGCCGGCGATATCGGACTGCGCCCGCTCCAGGCCTTTCAGCCGCTGCTGGGTCGAGGCCAGCGCCTGGCCCGCTCGGCCGGCCCCGGTGGTCAGGTCGCGCAAAGGCCGGCTGAAGCGGTCGCCAGCTTCGAGCAGCATCCGGATACGGAGATTGCGGTCCATGTCAGTCCTTGATGCCGGCGCGTGCCTTGGCGCGCTCGATCGCCATCGCGTGCCAGCCCATCAGCTCGACCACGCCCATCGCGTCCATGGCGGCCGGCCCCCATCCGAAGACGGTGGCGAGATCCGCCATCACCGCTTCTACTCGGTCGGGAAGGCCGACCGGATCGCCGCCTTGGCAGCACTCGGCAACAAAAAATCCATCACCTCGCCACCGAACTGCATCAGGTCGGCAACGTCCATGCTCGCGCCCTTCAGGATTTGCGGCGAGGTGATACGCGGCAGCAGGATTTCCAGCGACAGGACGTCGAGCTGGTTGAGCGCGGACAGCGTCAGGCCGCGCAATTCGCCCGAGCCGGGCTTGCGAATGGTGACTTTCTGGCCGGCCTCGATCAGGACGGTGTCGCCGTGCATGACGGGGCCGTCGAGGGTGATTTGACGCGTGGAAAGGTTGGTCGCCTGGTTGGTCGGGATCTGGTCGGTCATGGCACGGACTTTCGGGAACGATGCAGCGGCACGGCCGCCGGGGGCGCGGGGCGGCGTGCGCCGCCCCGGCCGGTGGGTCAGAGGATCGCGTTGCGCAGCTCGGCGTAGCGGTCGACGCCGTCCACGATGTAGACGCCGTTGAGGAGGTCGATCTCGACCAGGACGCGGCCGTCCCACTCCTCGCGCAGGTAGGACAAGGCCCACTTGTCCTTGAACTCGCCGCCTTCGCCGACCTTGGCTTCGCCCTTGTCGATCTCGACCGGGCGACCGCGCATGGTGATATCGACCCGCGTCACCTCGCCGGTCGAATCGTCCTGGTAGCCACCGGCGAAGCGGCGGAAGGTGCCGGCGACGCCAGGCGTGCCGAGCTGGCGGATGGAATCACGCATCGGTCCGCCGCAGGTGGTTTCCAGCTCCAGCTTTTCGAGGCCCATATCGATGGTCACCTCGCCGATCATTCCAGCACCGCGCCAGTCTTCGCCCTTCATGGCGATCTTGGGCAGAGTGACGGAGGAAACCTGTCCCATCCAGGACTGGCCCTCGTTAAAAACGTCCATAATCTTGAGCTTGCGCGGCAACGCCATGGGATTGGCTCCTGGTTAGTGTGAGAAGGTGGCGGGATCAGGCGGCGACGGCGGCCGCGAAGTCCTGGAAATATTCGCCCGTGATCCGCTGATTGAGCAGCAGGTTTTCGAGCGGCGGGACCGGCGTATAGTCGTAGTCGATCACGACTTTGCCGGCCTGGAGCGTCGCCACCGTGTTCTTGGTGGCATCGAACCAGGCGCGGCCACCGATCAGCTGACCGGCCGCGACCAGCTCGCGCAGCTTGCCGTTGATCGTCTCCACGATGTCCTTGACCAGGCTGGGCTTCAGCGGCTTGTCGATCGCCCACATCATGCCGCCCGCGATCGTGTCCTGGATCACCTGGGCGGCGCGGGTGGCGCTTTCGAAGGCGAACAGCGGTTCGGTCGAGCAGGTGCGCGACCCCCAGAAGCGGAAGCCTTCGCCGGTGCGGATCAGCGCCGTGATCTGCTTGTCGTTGAGCAGATTGGCTTCGCAATAGGGGTCCTGGACGTCGAAGCCGACGTCGCGGGTCAGGCCGATCACGCCGTTTACGGGCACGTTGGACAGCGTGCGGTGCCAGCCTTCCTCCTGGTCGATCTTCGCGCGAAGACCCAGGGCATAGGCGACCGCGAAGCCGGTCACGTTGGTCGCGGCCTTGCTGTCGAAGGCGAGGAAGTTGGGCCAAAGGAGCATCAGCTCGCGGCCCGAGGCGTTGGCGCGATCGGCGATGGCGCTGGCGGTGTCGTCGCCGATCGCCTTGGCATAGACCATGGCGCGCAGCCGCTGCGCGATCACCTGAAGCGCGGCGCGGACCGGCAGCGTGTCGAGGCCGGGCGCGCCGAGGATGCGCGGGCGGACGCCGACCTGGCCCTCGGCCGCCAGCAGCGCCTGCATCCCGGTCTTCAGTCCGTTGGTGGTGGTGCCGATGACCGCCGCGTTGGTGGCATTGGCGTCCGCGCCCGGCGCGACGCGGACGACGACGACCGGGCAGCGGACCTGGTCGGCGATGGCGCGCAGGGACCGCGACAGCGTACCGGTGGTGCCGGCCGCGCCGATCGCGGCGTCGATGTCGACGATCAGCGCCGGCCGGTCGAGCGGGAAGACCGCCGCATCGGCGTCCGGCGCGGTCACGACCATGCCGATAACGCCGGTGGCGACGGTGATCAGGCTCCGGGTGCCCTCGTTGATTTCGGTGATCGTAATGCCGTGCATGGTTGGCTCCTATCGAGCGGTGAGGCTGCCGAACGGCAGGGAAAGGCGGGTGGCTGCGGTCGCGGCGGGCACGTCCAGGCGGACGCCGTCCAGGACCAGGGCGTAGGAGCCGGCGGGGCCGGCCTGCTGGATGGTGACGCTGGTCAGGCGCAAGCGCGGCTCCCAGCGCATGAGCGCCAGCGCCGTGGCGGCCTTCAGGCGCATCTGGCCGAGCGCGTTCATCGGCTGGTCGATCAGGTCCGGCAGGTGCGAACCATAGTCGCGGCGCGCGAGGCGCGAGCCGATCGGCGTGGTCAGGATATCGCGGATCGACTGGCGCAGATGCTCCAGCCCTTCCAGGCGGCGGCCGGTGGTGACGGACATACCGATCATTGCGGCGCTCCGGAGATACCGCCGCCCGTCTGGACGCCGGTGTGCTTGTGGCCCTTCAGCGACTTGCCGCCGCCCACCACGTCGCTGTCGCCGGTCACGGTTCCGGTCGCGCGTAGATCGTCGTTGACCGCGACCGGCCCGTTGATGGTGACGGGGCCGTTGATGGTCAGGCCGCCGGGCGCATAGATCGCAGCGGTTCCACCACTCGGCAGGTTGACGGTCAGGGTGTGGTGGACCGGCTCATAGTCGATCCATGCGCCGTCATCGAACGCGGCGTGGAAGCTGTCGGTGCTGGCGGGCGCGGGCCGCCCGTCGAAGAAGATGCCGCCCAGCGCCATGCCGGCGAGCATGTCGCCCTCCGGACAGACCAGCAGGACTTGCTCGCCGATCGCAGGCGGGCACCAGATGCGGGCCGAGCCGGCGCGCGGCGAGATCCAGGGAATGTCGCCGGTCATCATGTCGCCGACGCGCACGGTGCAGGTCGCCTGCGCCAGATCGACCGTCTCGACGGTGCCCAGGCGCAGGACGTCACCGATCAGCTTGTTGGGGTCGACCGCGTCCATAATGGAAGCGACCATGACGGGCAGACGGGCCACCCGTCGCGGGGGGTAAAGGTGTGGCGCGGCTCGCCACACCTTTTGCCTATTCGGCCGGAGCCGTGGTGTCGGCCGTTTCGACCGGCTCGGCCGGCACCTCGGCCGCTGCCGGCAGCGCCTCGGGTTCGGGCTGTTCGGTGATCACGCCCAAATCCATCTTCACCGCGACGCCGCGCGCCACCTGGGCGACGCGATCGGCGGTCGCGGCCGGGTCAAATTCGCCGTTCTTCAGGCACGCGTTCACGGCGCGCTTGTGAACAAGCTCGCCGACGGTGAAGGAGACGGGGACTTGGCGGGTGGCGGGATCGTAGGAACCGATTTCGGTCTGCATGGGGCTTCCTTTCAGGCGGGCCAGTGGTGGTCGGCGGTGACGTCGAGCGCGGTGAGGCTGCGCGCGGACATGGTGGCGATCGTCGCCTCGATCTGATTCGAGGCGGCGCGGATGGCGTCGATCCGCTGGCGCCGATCGATGGCCGCATTGGCGATGACATTGGCGGCCGGGTCGCCGTCCGCGCCGGCAGCGGCCGCCAGCGCCGCCATGGCGATGGCGGCATTGTCATTGGCCTGCTGGATCAGCGATGCGGTGGCGACGATGCGCCGGCCGGCCTCGGCCTTCACGCCCTGGACGGCAACGGCGCGGCGCTGCTCGACCGGGATGATCGGCTGCACCGCGACCGGCCGGCCGCGCTTCATGGTGATGGTCATGCCGGCGGTGCGCGCCTGGAGTAGCATCGCATGATCGTCGGCGCTGACCTTGACGGCATCGGCCGGCAAGTCGGCGTGCAGGCTCGCGTCGAAGAAGGTGTCGCGGGCGGGGCTGTAATGGATCGACATGGGGGGTCCTATCGGCCGATGGCGAAGATCTTGGGCGCGGTGGCGGCGCTATCGTTCGGATTGCCCGAGCGCTGGCGCATGACGGTGCAGCCGTCGGTCGCGGGATCGCCGACGAGCTGGAACCAGCTATCGCCGCGATCGGTCGCCGATTGGATCTGGGTCGAGGGGAACGCCTGGAAACAGGCGTTCGGGAAGGCGATGGGCCAATTCACGAAGATCGCCGCCTCTACGCCTGGCGACTGGTAGGGGCCGGTCACCCATTGCAGGATCAGGCCGTTCGGCAGCACCTGGTAGCCGTTGGCGGCGAGCGACGCATTGGCGAAGGCACCGGCAATATCGGCTGCGCTGTGGCCATGCGCCGAGGGCGGGAAAGTGTCGGGCCGGCCGAGCAGATTGCCCCAGCGTCGCAGATCGTCGGCCTGCCAGCCGTCGACCATGTCCGAATCCAGGCCCGACCCCGCGCCGTCATTGTCTGGACCCCAGACCGACAGGCCGCCGCGAACGATCGTTCCGGCAGATAGCGCGGCCGCAGCGAAGCCGCCTTCGCGCGAGAGCTGCGCGACAATCCCTTGCTGGCCATTGCCGAAATTGATGCCATTGCCCGCGTAGAAGTTGAGGAACAGCGCGAACCCGCTCAGCGGGTCAATATGGATGTTGCCGTTGGTCACGGCGATTTGTCCGACCGGCGCACCCGTATTCGCAATGCCGCCGACCCGCAGCGAGCGGCCATTAGTGCTATTGCCGAAGTCGTAATAGACGTCCGTTCCGACGCTGCCCGCAACGTCGCGCCGCATGAACTGCGCCGCCTGAAGGCCGTCGAGCATATCGGCGTCCAGACCGCTGCCAGCGCCATCATTGCCGGCGTGCCAGACGGGGCCGCCATTGAAGTTGATGCCGCCGCTGGTGACCCGCAGCCGCTCGGTGCCGGTGCCCCACTCGCCTTGGTACAGGCCGAAGGCACCGTCGCCGAGCGAGCCGAAATGCCAATTCCGGCTGACGTTTGCACCTGTGGCTTCGCCGAGCTGGATAAAGCCGTAGCCGGAGCCGAGTTCTGCGACGCGGAGGCCAAAGGCGGGCGACCGCATCGTGACCTGCCCGGTGAAGGCATCGCCGCTCTTCAATGCGAACTCGCTCCCCTGTCGCCCATCGAGCAAGTCGGCGTCCAGGCCGCTACCCGCGCCATCATTCGAGGGCGACCAAAGCTTGGTCCAGCCGGCGGGCCGACTGCGGATGTACAGCTCGCCGCTCGAATAAGGCGAGGCGATCAGCAATCCTCGATCAGAGACGTCGCCACCCGCCAGCGCCGCCACATAATGAAGGGTGCCGGGCACCGGCAAGTTGGTGTGCCGGCTGAAGGCCGAGCCACCAACCGGAAGGTTGTCCGGGTCGATAGTGCTGATCTGGGCGACGCTTTGCGGCAACCAAAGGTCCTGCGGAATAGAGCGGCCGCGCACCAGATCGGCGTCTAGGCCCGACCCCGCGCCGTCATTGTCGGGACCCCAGACAGACAGGCCGCTGCGCACGATCGTCGGGGCGGAAAGCGACGTTCCTACGAAGCCGCCTTCGCGGGTGATCCGCGCATTGAAGCCTTGCTGGCCGTTGCCGAAATTGACGCCGTCGCCCGCAAAGTAATTGAGGAAAACCGCAGACCCGTTGGTGGAGTCGATATGTATGTTGCCGGTAGTGACAGTGATCTGGCCAACCGCCGCACCCGTATTCGCCGGGCCACCAACGCGCAGCGCGCGCCCATACTGACTGTTGCCGAAGTCGAAATAGACGTCCGTTCCGACGCTGCCAGCAACATCACGCCGCATGAACTGCGCCGCCTGGAATCCATCGAGCAGATCGGCGTCCAAGCCGCTGCCGGCACCGTCATTGCCAGCGTGCCAGACTGGGTTGCCGTTGTACGCGATCGAGGTCGAGGTGACCAACAGGCGCAGGCTGCCCGTCCCCCAGGTGCCCTGGTAGAGCGCGAAGCTGCCGTCACCCTGCGAGCCGAAATGCCAATTGCGGAACGTCTCGCCCGCGTCGCCCAGCTGCATGAAGGCATAGCCTGGGAAAGAGGAAGCGACGGAGAAGCCGAGGTTCTGATTGGGGGTGCGGATCGCGACCGGACCGGTGAAGGTGTCGCCGGCCCGATTGGCGGGCGCATAGCCCAGCCATGCCTGGACCGACGCCTTGGCGACGGCCGGCGTCACGGCGCGCGTCGCGTCGGTGCCCGCGCGGCCTTCATCGGCGGTGGCCAGCTCGACCAGGCCCTGCCGCTCCGTCGTCGCGGCGGGCAGCAGGAAATTAGCGTTGCCGAAGGTGATGCTGGTCGCGGCGATGTCCTGGAGCGTCACGTCGATCGCTAGCAGCAGCAGCGCCTGCGCCGACTTCTCCACGATCACGTCCGCCTGACCGTAGATGGCGAAGAGCGTGCCATCGTCCAGGTAGAGGCCGAAGGATCGGACGGTGTAGACGGCCGCGCTTTCGTCCTGCACCGTCAGGTGGATGGTATCGGCGGCCGTCTGCGCGCCCGAGATCGTCGCGATGCGCTTGATCTCGCCGGGCAAGGCGGTCGCGGTAGCGGCCGGCACGGTCGCGGTGGGCGAAACCCCGACGGTGGCGATGCGGACAGCGCGCGTGCCGCTCTTGTCGGCGTTGATGAGCGCGGCGCGGCCGGCGTTGGTGATGAGGATCGTCAAGGCCATGGGCGAGGCTCCGGGGTCAGGCAGCAGCGAGGGACAGGCGCGCGAGCGTGGCGGGGCGGACAGCGGCGACCGCCTGCATCCCGCCCGAGGCCGCGACCGCCTGGGTAAAGGTGAAGTGAGAGCGTACCGGCTTGGTCCGCCGGATCTCGGCGATGACCGCGTCGGTATAGGCGGCGCTCTTCTCGGCCGCGACGATGCTGCCCAGCGACAGTACGATCGCAAAGGTATGGGGGTCGCCGGCCGGCTGCATCTCCCACCATTCGCGGATGGCAAGCGAGCCGCCGAACGCCTTGACCACGGCGCGGACGGACGAGGCCGTGCCCTTGTGGCGCTGAATCTCGATCGCAGCCGCCACGCGGGCGCGCTTCACGCCTTCAGGCCAGTCGCTCGACCAGGTGTCGATCGACAGCGCCCAGGCGAGGAAGGGCAGCGCCGATAGCGGGCACGTCCAGGGGTTCCACAGGTCGCGCAAGGGCGCGGGCAGCTCGGAGATCCGCCCGGTCGCAACCTCGAAGCCGCGTTCCAGCGGCGAGGCGTTGGGGGGCAGCAGCGTCATTCGCCGATGCCGGCATGGGTGATGGCGATGCCGCTGCACCAGGGCGCTTGCGTCCGATCGACCGGGATGTCTGCCGCCGGCGCGGCGAGCTGCACCGACACGACGCCTTCGACGTGGAGCGCGGCGAGGATGCCCGAACGCGCCACGTCGCGGCCCAGGCGATGGCAGGCGGCGACATAGTCATCGAGCCGCGCGCGCGCCGTCTTCAGCACGATCGAGGCATCGGGACCGTCAAAGGTCCGGATCGTGGCATCGATCGCATAGCGGATGATCGTCGCCGGCTGGACGGTCAGCGCGTCGGTCATCGGCCGGCGGGTGTCGTCGGACAGATAGGCCATGACGGCCGCGACCAGCGCGGCCGAGGCGGTGCCATCGTCCAGGCGCGATAGGATGGTGACGACGACGCGGCCGGGCGTCGGGCTGGTGGCGCTGGCGTCGAGCACCGCCGGATCGGCGGACAGCGCGTGGAAAATATAGGCTCCTTCCGGCCCCGCGACCGAATAGCCCTCCGGGGCCAGCACCAGGCGACGGCGGAATTCATCATCCGTCTCCATCACCGCCGGCACGCCGCGCGCGGGATCGCCGGGGTCGCGGGTGAGCCGCGCCACGCCGAGCAGCGCGGCGAGCTGGTCGAGATCCGCACCGACCGCAAAGGCCGGCATGACGGCGCGCGCCGCGTCGTTGATCTTCGCGCGTAGCAGCATCTCGCGATAGGCGACCAGCTGGAGCAGCTTCACCGCCGGGTCGGATTCGATCGTGGCGTCGAAGTCGGGCACCAATGCCAGGAGGCTGGCGAGATTATCATCGTAGATCGCATCGAACGACAGCGTCTCGATCACCTGCGGCGCGGGCAGGCGCGACAGGTCGACGGGCGTGAAGGCGGCAGAGTCGGAGGCCATGGCCCCATGTCGCGGGGGCCGACCTATACTGGCGAGGGGGCAAAAGGTGTGGCGAGCCGCGCCACACCTTCTACCGCGATAGATGCTCCAGGATGCGGTCGACCAGGAGGCCGCGCTCGGCGGTGGTCAGCCCGAGCAGGACACGGCGCGCATAGCGGACGGACTTGCCGCTCTTGGACGCCTTGTCGGTGCCGCCCGCCTGGTGGATCGCGGCGATGCCGGCGGCCGGCCCGCTGAAGCCGATCCAGGCTTCATCCTCGGTGCTGCCGGCGCGTAGGTAGCGGCCGGTGCGCAGACGCCGAAACATCGCCGCCTGGCGCAGCTTGCCCTGGCGGCGGAACTTGCCCGCGCCGGCATTCTGTTCGCCCGCGTCGACGGGCAGCCATTTAGCGACATGGTCCCAGAAGAAGGATCGGATGGCCCCGGCCTCGACGTCATAGCCGGTCAGCAGCGGACCCTGGCGCACCCAGCTCTTCATGAAGACCAGGCGCGGTTCGGCCGCGCCCTTGGGATAGAGGAAGCGGACCGCATAGGTGCCGCGCACCGGCTCGGCCTTGGCTTTCCGCTTCTCATAGGCGCTCCCGTCGGGGTCCTTTTGCGCGCCGATCCGGGCGGACTGGATACCGCGGATCTCGCTGGCGACGCTGCGCAGGATGCGACGGCGTTCGGCCCCGCCCACGCGGCGCAGCAGCGTGCCGGCAAGCTGCTCGATCTGGTCGAGGCCGTCGCTCATGGCTGGAAGGCGGGATCGCTGGTCTGGGCGATCAGCTGATCGCGCAGGAAGAGCTGCCAGAGCGTCGCGCCGCAGACGCCGGGGAAATGGTCGAGGCCGGCGGGTTCGTCCAGGTGCTGGACGGCGTAGCCGCCGCCATCCGGAGTGACGACGCGGACGCCCTCGGTCAGCGCGATCGTGATCGACAGGTCGGCCGCCTCCCCGTCCAGGATCTCGGCCTCGAATTTGAACGGCAGGCTATCCGGCCTGGCGAGTAGATCCGGCTGCGCCTCGGCGATCCAGGCGAGGACCGGCACGATGACCAGGTTCCGATCGCCGACGAAGTCCTGCACGACCAGGTTCAGCGTGTAGCGATATTCGAAGGAAAGGTTGCCGGCGCTGGCGGCGACAGTGCCGGCGTCGACATAGAGCGCCAATCGCTCGGGGTTGGCCGCAAGGCCGGGCACGGCCTGGAGCAGAAGGCGGCGGAGCTGGTCGGGCTTTTGCATCGCCCAGGCGTGGCAGGGCGGCGCGACCAGGCAAGAGGGCAAGGGGTGTGGCGACGCGCGCCACACCCGCAAGCATCAGGCGAAGGCAACGCGGCGACGGCGCAGCGCGTAGCCGGTGAGCGCGAAGCCGGTCAGCATCAGCGCCCAGGTGGCGGGTTCGGGCACGATACCAATCGCATACTCGACCCCATTGCCGCCGATCGTGTCGCCCTCTTCGACGCTGACGATCGCAGCAGCTCCGTCGAAATAAGCAACGGGCGGGCCGCCGAACGAGACGACCAGATTATAAGAACCGCATGGGGGGTTGAAGCCTTGGGTGGCCGATCCAGCGCGGCTGTAGCACGTTTGCGCGGTCACCTGCGGGAAGGGCATGGTGCCCTGATAGGAGGTGGTGATGCTAAGTCCTGCGTCCTGGAAGGTCGCCGTATAGACCACATCCTGGATGATGCGCACAAAGACATTGGCATCATCGGTTTCAAAGAGGCTGATGGCGAACGACGTACCATCAAACGAGCGCTTGTAGTCAAAGTCCGTGGTGGGGAATGGACGCTCATAGCCTTCACCGACCGCCGTAATCTTGACTGTCAGGCCGGTCGCCGCCTGGGCGGCAGACGTGCTCGTCAGCGCCACCATGGCGGTCAGTGCCCCCGCCAGCATTCGGTTGATGATCATCATAAACTCCCTGTCGCGGACCGTTATCCGCGACAGGTGTTTTCCTTTTATATGGTGAATGGTCAACCGGTGACGGTCAAAGTGTCATTGAAAGCGTAAGATGCCGTGTAGCCCTTGGCACCCGACAACACGACTCCGACACCCATTTTCTTGCCTCTCTCCGCATCGGTCTGTGTATAGGTCCATCCAGTCGCACCGGTGACGGGGACACCATCTGCCGTCCACTGAATAGCAATCCCGGTCGTATTGAAGGCCGGGGGCAGATCAAGCGACAACTCCTGCCCAACCATCCGCGTCCCGAGAACGCGGATGACGGAATTGCTTTTGATATAGGGCGGGAAGATGCCGTCGTAGGCATCCAAATAGGCATCTGCCTTGGGGGCATCCGCCCGAGGCTGGCCCATATATTCGTAGATGCCCCACGCGCCCGACTGGGAGTTCGAGATGCGCGAGATCCAGTTGTAATGCATGAAAGGAACGCCACGCCCGAGGCCATGGATGCGCTGAGACTCGCCCAGATAATACCCATAGGCGACCTTCATCAACGGCGACCGCTGACGCCGATCCTGAAGGGACTGGTCGGCCTCGGTCGAGTGTTGCCCGACCTCATAGGTCTCCACCTTATAGCCCTTCGTAGCCGCCAATTTCACGGTGGCATCGATCAGGCTCATTTGAGAATTGACGCTGTCATAGGCACCGGCGAAGTATTTTGCGTCGTCCGGCTGATCCTGCGTCGGGTAGAAGTAGGGTGCAATGTACACCACCTGCATGATCGACGGATCGTTGCCGGGATAATTGATGATCTTGCTGGTCACCGATGGGGCAACGGCCATCGATCCGAGGCCGGTGATGATCCGGTCGCCATACGCCTGCTTGAGCGCCGTGAAGACAGGAATGGCGCGGAAGCACGATTCACCGATCGAGCGGTCGAGGATGTTGGTTTCGACCGCACCACGGTAGATCGACCAGGCACCGAACCAAAGCGGGCCGGTGAAACTGAGGTTGAACGCCTCGTTACCAAGCTCGACCCGAGGGACCTTGCTCGTACCGTCGAGGATTATCTTCATGGCCTTGACGGCATATTCCTGCGAGCAGTTTACGTTCAGATTGATGAACGGGTTTAGCTGCGTCTTCGCGAAGAACTCCGAGATATCCTCGAAAGTAACCTGGGCGGGGTCGGCATCGACGCCGTCGCGAATATTGGTCTTCGCGAGCGTCGTCATGGTATCGGTGCTGGCGCTGCCCGAATAGGAGACGGTGAACATCTCGATCATCAGCGTCGTCTTGGACAGCAGGTCCATGACGGACTGGACCGTGCCGCCCGAGGGTGGCGTGATCACGATGTCGCGGCCAGTCGCAACGATCGAGCCTGAGCCGGACGGCTCCACAACGGTGACCGTCCAGTTGTTGCCCTTGCTGCCGTACCAGTGATTGTTGGGCAGATACTGGGAGACGATCTCGGCAGACGCATATGGCCGGATCGACAGCGAAAGCCGCGCCGAGGCATGGCTAGTCGGCAGCAGAATGCGACCGTGACGGGGGCGCATTCCAAGCCGGCTTGTCCGGCGGTTAGCCCAGGTCAGGACGCCGTCGTCAAAGCCGGTGTGATAGGTGTTGGGGAGAAGGAAATCCATGCATCGGCCGTATCCCCACTGGCGTGCGCCCTCGATAAAGCCGGCGTACCATGTCGTTCTATCGACATAAGCACCGCCCGACGCCACGATTTCAGAGCACCAGATCTTGCGAATAGGATTCGCTGCATCCCACTTGCTCGCAGGGATCGAGATATAGGTCGAAGTCCCACCCGCCTTCAGGTTGAACTCCAGCTTGTTGGTGCCACGGACGGGATTGCTCGTTGCCCGGCCAGGATCGCTCAATTCAAGACCCTGTCCTCCCTCCCATTCGACGCGGACCAAGCAATCCGTCGCGACCGGATCTAGCTGCATCAGATAGCTGCTGACGCCTGGTTCGAAGCTCAAAATTTCGCCAGAGGCGATGTCGATCCAGGGCGCGTTGGCGCTATTATACTGGTTCTTGCCGTAGCCGTCGCCGCGCCAGCCATTGACCGCAAGGTTGTTGAACATCCGGGGATATCCCGAGATGTTCATTCCCCAGGTCGTGCGATCGGTTGCGTAATAGTCAACCGGTGCAACGATATCGGACGACCCCTTCTGGGCTACCGTGACCGCCACGCGCTTGCCGGCATATTTCGCGGGGACTGCCGCATCAGGGATGCGGACCTTTGCTCGGCCCTTGCGGAGATTCGAGACCTTTTCGCAATCCACGACTGTGCCGTCGGGATAGGTCGCCGTGTAACCGGCCGGCGGGCTGCCAGCCGGATTGCTATAGGCGATGTGCAGGCTCGCGCCACGGCCGAAGAAGCTCGGCTCATAGTCAAGCACGCGTAAGGGTTCGACGTTGAGGTTGCTGAAGGAGCAGGTGAGAGTATCGCTGCCGCTCTTCTTCTGGGCACGCACGAAGGTGCCGAGGCCGCTGGAAAAGGCGGTATCCATCTCTGCTTTTCCGATGGTGTGAACAAGCACGCCATTCAGATAGCCTTCGATCAGCCTCGATCGCTCATTGTAGATAAGCTCGAACTTATCTGCGCGGGTCTGAGGGCGCCCAAGGTTGGTCACGGCCGAAGCGCCGTTGAAAATCACCCACTTACCGCCCGACGGGTAATAGTAATTCTTGTACTGCCCGTTTCCGGACTGCGTCATCTTCAAGCCGATATTCGGCATTTCACTGGCGATGTCGCAGAACATGTACAACACGATCTCTTGCGACAGGCTCGTCGTATCATTGGCGGCAACAGGAAACTGGACGAACTTCTGGCTGTACGTCTTGAGGTTGATGAAGTCCGTATCGGTGGTCGCGGTCGGACCGTAGGAAACGTCCGTCGATTCGTTGGACAGGAAGGATTGGCTCGCCGAAATCAGGAGGCTGAGCGATGCATCGGTCGCTCCGGTCGCAGATATGACGATGACGTCCGTGCCAGCCGATAGGGCCGCCATGCCGCGCACCAGCTTCCAACCGGCCGCCTCGCCGCCCGCAATAACGTATCGACCATCGCTCGGCTTCACGGTCGGCGTCACACCGGTCGGCACGCCTGCGATGTCCGCGATTTTAGTGCCCGCTGCGGTGTCCTCGGCGATCGACGCCGGAACGTTGGATAGGGTCAGCTTGGGGGGCACCGCCGCTGCGGCGATCGTGATCGACGTCGAGCGTGGCGAGTTGCTTGCGCCCGCGAGCGTCTCGGTGAGCGTGCCGGTTCCGGCCGAGGCGCTGCCATCGAAGGCGTAGGTTCGAGCCGCGCTGTTGATCACCATGCCGGTGATGGTCGTTCCGATCGTCGATCCGGTCGTCGCACCGGAGATAGAGCCGCTGCTAGCGGTGCCACTGGTCAGCGAGCCGGAAAGGGTTAGCGCTCCAAGGGTCGGCGTAGGCGTCGGCGTGGGCGTGGGCGTCGGCGTCGGCGTGGGCGTCGGCGTGGGCGAAGGCGTCGGGACCGGCGTGGGGGTTGGTGTCGGCACCGGGGTGGGCGCAGGGGTCGGGACCGGCGTGACGATAGGTGCGACCGGGCCATCGGCTGCGCGACCGAGCGCCATCAGCGTGAACGTCGCCATGGTCGAACGCCGACGATCTCCGGAGGTGGCGACGATGCCGATCACATAGGCGGTACCGGGCATCGCCTCGGCGCTGCCGCGCACGACCATGTCGCCGGACAGCGCAAGCTGACCTGGCACGGGTCCGACCGTTGCATAGGTCGTCGTGCCCGACTCCATACCGGCGAAGGGATCGCGCAGGCGCTGGATGACATCGCCGACTGTACCGCCGGCAGGAAAGCTGTCGTTCGAGACCAGGATAGACGTCGCGCCCGTGCCGAGCAGGACGGCGATGCGATGGTCGATGATGGAGAGGCGGCGCATGTGAGATTAGTCCTTGGACGGAGAGGCGGAGGGCGTGGGATGACAGGCTCCGGGCGAGACGAACTCGACCAGGCGATCGAGCTGGTCGGCGTTGGCCCCGAAGGCACGGGCGAGGCGGATGATGCCGGCGCGGGCGCGCGTCGGGATCTGCGCGACCAGCGCTGGGTCTTCGGGCAGGCCGGCCGGGCGATCGGCGCAGCGGAGCAGATCCGCTGGAGGGGTGATCTTCACCGGCACGGCGATCGGCACGGGGAGCGGTGCCGGCGGGTCAATTCGCCGCCCGCAGGCCGGCAACATTGTTGACAGCAGCAAACCACTCGCGATCGACCAGATTGCGGCGCTCGGCTTCGGCATCGGCTTTCTCCATGGCGATAGCGGCGGACTTCGCCGCCTCGGCCGCGCGGCGCGCGGCATCATTGTCCCGCGCCTGGCGCGCGTTATTGTCGGCAAGCGCCTTGGCCATCAGCTGGGCAGTCTGGCGCTCGGCCTCGCCCTTCCATTCGGCGAGCTGCTGGACGCGGGCACCACAGTCGACGCCGTCCGCGACGCGGGGGCGGGCCGACGCGAAGTCGATGCCGGCGCTTTTGCAGATCAGCTCGGCGCGGTGCAGGACCGCGTCGCGATCGGCGATGGCGCGCTCGGCGCGGACGTAGAGGACCGCGCCAGCGCTGGCGACGGCGAGCAGGACGACGAAGGCCAGCTCGGCCTTCAGCTTGGCGAACAGGCCTTTCAGCAGGATCACCGGGGCAGCTCCTTCAGGCAAAGGGCGCGCTCGGCGCGCCGGCGGTTGACAAGGCCCTGCACCACGCGCCCGCCGGCCCGGTTCCAGGCGAGGAAGCCTTCACAGGCGGCGGCCCACTGGCCCGCGTTGAAGAGGCGGGCGACGGTGGAGCGGCAATAGGCGGCGGTGCCGATGTTGTAGGCGAGGCTGATCGCGGCCGAGAGTTGATTGGGGCGGCCGCGCAGGGCTGGCGTACAGGCCAGCACCGGCTCGGCGTGGCGGATCAGCGCCTGTTCCTCGCGCACCCGGCAGCCTTCGACCGTCTCGACCATGCCGGGCTTCACGCCCAGCGTCTCACCGCCGCAGATCGTCCAGACGCCGACGATATCGGGATAGGCCTTCAGGTAGACCTTGCCGCCCGATTCCCAGCCGGACACGAAGGGGGTCACGATCAGCGCGGCGGCCGCGCCGATCACGCCGACCAGCGTCTTGACCGGGCGGCGCTTGGTGACGGGCGCGGTCACTTCGCGTCCTTCCGGCCGGGCAGGACGGCGAGGACGCGATCGAGCAGCTGACCAGGCGCGCGGCCGATCGTCTCTTCCGCGCCCGTGATGAACTTGGGTGTCGCGCGGAAGGCGACCATGCCGACGACGAAGCCGATCGCCTGGCGCACATAGGGATCGAGCGGCGGCCACGGCCACAGCGCGGCCGTGGCGTTGGTCACGAAGTAGGAGACGGTGACGCCGACGGCGAGCTGGGCGAAGCGGCGCGACCAGGTCACGTCCGGTTCGAACACTAGGCTGATCAGCGCGCCGAGCGCGGCGGGCACCAGGCCGAGCATCCAGGCCAGCAGCGCCGCGCCGATCTCGTGGAGAAGTTTGTCCATGGTCAGTCCCAGAGCTGGATAAGGGGGCGGGTGGCGGTGACGGGGGCGGCTTGCGCGGCGGGCACGATGACGATGGTGCCGATCGGCAGGACCGGGCCGGCCTCGGCAACGCCGGGATTGGCGGCGAGGATGGCCGGCAGATCGGCCGGGCCGAGGCCCGCGTCGCGCCACAGCAGCGCGTCCAGCGTGTCGCCCTGGCGCGCGCGGTAGGAAGTGCCCGCCGTCGCCATCAGATCAGCTCCACGGCGATGCGGCCGCGCTCCAGGATGTCGCGGATCGCGTACAGCGCATTGCGGCGCAGCTCGGCCGGCGTTTGGTCGAGCGCGTCGGCGTCGCGCTCGCTCGCCTTGGTGCTGTCGATGTCGCGGTACTGCTCGACCAGCTCGGCTTTGACGTACCCGCCGATCGCGCGCCGGTAGAGGATGACCAGGCGTGGCTCGCCGTCGAGCGCGACGTTGGCGCGGCCGGTGACGGTGGCGAGGCTGGCGGCACCAGCCGCGCGCTTGCCCTCGCCCCAGCTGTCCAGATCGCGGCCGACCGTGATCATCGCGCCCAGGACCGCTTCGCGCAGCCGCTCGGTGGTGACGGTGTCGCGGATGCGGATCGCCTTGCGGAGCGCCGCCAGCTCGATGTCGGGCCACCAGCCGTCGTTCCGGACGATCGCCGTCTCCGGCGCGGCCGGCCCCGGCACGATCGATGCGCAGCCGCCCACCGGCGCGAGCGCGGCCGGGGGGATGATCAGCGTGCCGCTCATGCGACGACGATTCGGGCGCTGTAGACCGCGCCGACGTAGAAGAGCAGGAGGCCGAACAAGCCCAGCGCGATGCCCGCGCGCAGCCGGATCGCGGTGACGTGCGGGTCATCGCCATAGCCGGCGGTCGCGGCGCGGGTGAAGCCGGCCAGCGCCGACCAGGCACCGGCCACAAGCGCGAGGCCGGCAAGGATCATGGTCAGGAGGTCGGCGAGCGTGGCGAGCATGGGATGGGTCCGGATGATCGCCCGCCCGGATTTCGGGGGTGGGGACCGGGTCCAGGCCGGCCCTACGGTCCGAAGACCTCCCGTCCTGCGCGATCCGCCCCCGAGACGCCGGGGGGCGAGAGGGTGACCGCCGACCAGGGCCGGCGAGAAAGTCAGGCGCTGGGCGCGCCGGTATCGGTTGGCGATTCGGTGGTGGCGGGTTTGGACGTGGCGACCAGAGCGGCCGAGGCGGCGAGCGCCTTCTCCAGCCGCTGGATGGCCTGGCGGCAGCCGGCGCGATCGTGCAGGTCCTGCGCCTTACGGAGCGCCGCCAGCCCGGCCATCTGCTGGCGCAGGATCTCCGGCCCGGTCGCCGCATCCGCGCCGCGCGCATATTCGGTGCCGATCGCCTTCATCAGCTTGGCGCGGATCTCGTCATGCATGTCGATCTCGGCGACCAGCAGCTCGACTTCCTCCAGCACGTCGATCGGAAAGGCTTCGCCAGCCGTCTGGATCTTCAGCGCGGCGGTGGCGATTTCCTCGGCGATCAGCGATGGTGCGGCGCGCACGTAGCGGCCGGGCAGCGGCACGTCGTAGCGCAGCACATAGCGCGCCAGCTCCAGCGCGCGGGGCCAGTCGCCGGTGTCGATGCACCAGACCATGATGGTCGGCAGCACCTCTTCGGCCACGCCGGCATTGGCATCGCGGGCGGCCGCCAGCAGGCCGTCGCACCAGGCCCGATATTCGGGCAGCATCTCGCGTTTCGCCGCGATCTTGCCCTGGATCGACTGGATATCCTTCAGGCGGCGCAGATCATGGGTCAGCCGAAGCTGGATCTGCGCCGCTGCCGGGTTCGTCGTGGCGGCTGCCACGACGATCGCCGCCTGGGGGGCGAACCCGCCCATCGAGCCGGAGTCGAGCGCCTGCTGTGCGAGTTTGGTGGCCGCGATGCGGTCACGATGTTTTCGAACGAGGCTCATTGCGCTGTCCTGGTGATGGGCGGGCTACGGGGTGGAGGCAGAAGCCGGCGTCAGGCCGCCGGCTTCTTGCCCATGACGATGTTCTCGACCAGCGCGGCCTGGCCGTAGTCCTCGACCACATAGGCCTCATTGACCGACTCGTAGTTCTCGACCTGGTCGCGCTTCGAGTTGTCCTCGATCTTGCGGCGCTCGGTGCCGATCTGGTCATAGATCGACAGGTTCGACAGCTTGGTGATCAGGAGCGCGTTGCGCGGGAACTTGGGCACCCGGATCGCCTGAAGGCCGCCGATCTTCTTGTCGGACAGCAGCACGTCACGCGCCAGCTGCTCGGTCGCCTTGTCGCCGGCCGCGTTGACGATCGAGAAATACTTGTCGTGGACCAGGTCGCGGCCGAGGATGACGACCAGGTCGACGTCGTCGCGGTAATTTTCGTCCAGCAGCTCGATGGCCTCGTAGACCAGCGCGTCGATGTTGACGAAATCGACCTCGGCGCCGGTGATGTCGTCACCGACCGGGACCTTGCCCGCGCCGACATAGATCGCCTTGGTGGCCGTTTCCTTGCCCTGGGCATCGACGGTCAGCGCGCCGTCATTCAGCACGCGCTCGGGGGCGTCGATGCGGATATGCTCCAGCCAGCCGATGTTGACGTCCTGGAGCAGCGGATAGGCTTCCGGATCGGTGTCACGCGCGACGTGCGTGCCGTTGAAGCCGATCGTGATCTTGTCGAGCGCCTGCGCCTTGACGATGGCGTCACGGATCAGCGTCTGGAACTCGGGCTTGTGCGCCCAGGCGTCCAGCGTCTCGTAGCGGATCAGCGTGTCGAAGTTGGTCTTCTCGCAACGATAGTTCGACTCGGTCAGGTCGCCGGGATAACGCGGCTGGCGATCCTTGGTGCGCGTATCGGTGCGGCCGGCGATCGTGCCCTTGACGCCCACGCCGACCTTGTCGCCCTCCTGCGCCACGACGGGGATGATGTTGATCTTCGACAGGAAGTCGCTGGACTGCTGCACCTTGCCGCGCAGCGTCTGCGCGATGGACGGGGCCACCGTGAAGGAGGCGCTGACGGCGGCAACGCCATTGAGGCCGGCGATCTTGGTGCAATAGCCGTCGAACAGGATACGAGTGTTGTTCTGCATGGGAAGCTCCGGGGGTCAGGACTGGCGGGTGACTGCGATCAGCAGTCGGTTTCGTGCGCGGCGTTGCCGCCCCCGCCGGTCGCCGGACCGCGCGAGAAGCTGGTGCTCTCGGTCGTCTCCAGCGTGCCCTTGATCGTGGCGAACTCGGCTTTGAGGGACGCCAAGCCATCGGCGATCGGCTTCACCGCGCCCGCGATCTGGGTGCCGATGACGTTCGAGAAGGCGGCCACGTCGAAATTGTCGTTCGCCGGGGCCTTGGGGGTTTCCACGACCGGAGGCGTCGGCTCTTCCTTCTTGCCGAAGCCCAGGCTGGAGAAGCCCTGCGCGATCGCGGCGGCGATGGTCGCGCCCAGGCCAGCTTCCGGCGCGGCTTCCAGCTCGATCGTGTCGACCTCGGCCGCCGTGAAGAAGTTCGACGGGTGCTGCTTGCGGCCGTCGAACATCGGCTTCAGCGCCGAGAAATTCAGCGCCTCGGTGCCGAGACTCGCGGGATTGTCGGTGACGGCCATGCCGACCAGGCCGACCTTCCCGGTGCCGGCGAAATCGGGCGACAGCTCGACCGACGGGAAGGCCTTCTGGCCCTTCTTGCGGATCGCCACGAGCTGGTCGTTGGCTTCGACGCGGGCATAGAGGGCGCGGCGCTTCTCCGTCTTGCCATCGATCACGATGTCATCGGTCGACGCCTTGACCTCGGTCACATCACCATAGGCGTTGAACGGCGGTTCCGGGCTGAAGCCCTTGATATGCTCGCAGTTGACGCGCGGCATGTAGGTGGCGGTGTTGAAGTTCGCGACGATCTGATCGATCCAATCGGCTTCGATCACGCGACCGTCACTGGCGGTCGCGCCTTCAACGAAACAGCGGAACCATTTGGTCTTTGCCATGGCGGGTCGGGTCCTTCGGGTCGGTCTGGCGCGGCAGCGCATCTGGAAGCCCGATCAAGCGCGGATTGGCGGTTGCTTCTCAAGCGGGTGGGGTAGTGGCGCGGCGCGCCACTACTTTTGCCGCCTCCCGGCAGGGGGAAGTCGCGCGGCAAGGTCGCCGCGATCATGGCCAACAAGCTCCCCGCCGACTTTGGCATGTCGCTGCCGCCCGCGACGATGCCGATCGCGCCCGACATTCGTCGGCAGGCGCGCAGTCTGTATTGGCGCGGATGGGGCTGCACCCAGATCGGGGAAGAGCTTGGCCTAAGCGCCGAGACGGTCAAATCCTGGAAGAACCGTGACGGGTGGGACAAGGCCGCCTGCATCGCCAAGATCGAGGACAATCTCGAATGGCGGATCAATACGCTGATCTGCAAAGAGAAGAAGACCGGCGCTGACTATACAGAGCTGGACGCGCTTATGCGCGCGCTGGCGGTCACCGCCAAGGTCCGCCGCTATGAAGCGCCGGGCGGTCACGAAGGCGACCTGAACGACAAGGTCGCCAACCGCAATGCCGGGCCGAAGAAGGACAAGGCCCCGCGCAACCACTTCACGACCGAACAGGTCGAGGAGCTGGAGCGGATTTTTGACGACGAGCTGTTTGGCTATCAACGGACCTGGCGGGACGCGAAGGACGAGCGGACCCGCATGATCCTGAAGTCGCGCCAGATCGGCGCGACCTGGTATTTCGCGCGCGAGGCGCTGCTCGATGCACTGCGCGGGGGCGGCAACCAGATCTTCCTGTCCGCCTCCAAGGCGCAGGCGCATATCTTCCGCGCCTATATCATCCAGTTTGCCGCCAAGGTCGGGGTCAAGCTCCAGGGCGATCCGATCGTCGTCAGCGCCGACACGATGCCGTCCGGCGAGCCAACCGCGGATCTCATCTTCCTCGGCACCAACGCGCGGACCGCGCAGGGCTATCACGGCAACTTCTACTTCGACGAATTCTTCTGGACCTACGGCTTTGAGGAGCTGAACAAGGTCGCGTCCGGCATGGCGATGCATAAGCGCTGGCGTCGGACCTATTTCTCGACGCCGTCGAGCGTCGCGCATCAGGCTCACCCCTATTGGACGGGTGAGCGCCGCAATCGGCGGGTCAAGAAAGCCGATCGCGTCGAAATCAACGTCAAGCATGAGCGCCTGAAAGACGGCGTACTATGCGAGGACAATGTCTGGCGGCAGATCGTCACGATCGAAGACGCCGACGCGCTCGGCTGCGACCTGTTCAACATTGACGAGCTGCGCATTGAATATGCGCCGGATGAATTCGCCAATCTGTTGATGTGCGAGTTCGTGGATGACAGCCTGTCCGCGTTCAAGTTCAACGAAATCCAGCGTTGCACGGTCGACACCCTGGAGGATTGGACCTGGTTCAATCCGCTTGCCGATCGGCCGGTTGGCTCGCGCGAAGTGTGGGCGGGCTATGATCCGCAGGAGAGCGAAGACGGCGACAATGCCGCCCTGGTCATTGCACTGCCGCCGGCCGGGCCGGGCGGCAAATTCCGGCTGCTGGAGAGGCACCAGATCAAGGGCGACTTCCAGGCGCAGACCGAATTCGTCCTGGCGCGCTTGGCGCGGTACAATTGCAGCTACCTGGGGATCGACGCGAACGGCGTCGGCGCGGCGGTCCACCAGCTCCTGGTTGGCAAAGGCGTGCGCGGGCTGACCAAAATCGAATATTCGCTGGAAGCCAAGACCGGCATGGTCATGAAGGCGCAGCATAGCTTCGCCCGCCAGCGGATCGAATTCGACAGCGGCTGGATCGACCTGCAATCCGCCTTCCTGTCGATCAAGAAGGCGCTGACCACGTCCGGCCGCGCCGTCACCTTCAAGGCAAGCCGCACCGAAGAGGTGGGCCACGCTGACCTCGCCTGGGCGGCGATGCATATCCTCATCAACGAACCGCTCGACGGGCAGCAGCGCCAGAGGGCGACCATGGAGATTATGTGATGGGCAGACGCCAGAACAGCGCCCGCCGGATGGCGCGTGACGAGGCGCGGACCGCCGCGATCGGCGCGATCGACGGCCATGCATCCCGGTCGAAGGTCGAAGCCTTCACCTTCGGCGAACCGGAACCGGTGCTCGATCGCCGGCAGGTCATGGACATGCTGGAGGTGTGGCACAACGAACGTTGGTATGAACCGCCGGTGTCGCTCGATGGCCTGGCCCGCGCCTATCGCGTGTCGCCGCACCATAGCTCGGCGATGATTCTGAAGCGCCGGCTGTTGGTCGCCAGCTTCGAGCCGACGCCTTGGCTGTCGCGGGCGACCTTCGAGAAAGTCGTTCAAGACTATCTGGTGTTCGGCAACGCCTATCTCGAATGCCGCTACAATCTGCTCGGCCGCCCTATGCGGCTGGATCATGCCCTGGCCAAATATACCCGGCGCGGTATCCAGCCCGGCCGGTTCTTTTACGTGCCCGGCATGACGCCGGAAACGGAGTTCCGCCCTGGTAGCGTCGTGCATGTCCTTCAGCCTGACGTGAACCAGGAAATCTACGGTGTCCCGGAGTATCTGTCCGCCCTGCAATCTGCGCTTCTCAATGAAGCCGCCACGCTGTTCCGGCGTCGCTACTATCTCAACGGCAGTCATGCCGGTTATATTCTCTACGCGACCGGTGAATTTGCCGATGGCGATACCGATGCCATGCGCGAGGCGCTGAAGAAGTCGAAGGGGCCGGGTAACTTCCGCAATCTCTTCGTCCATGCGCCGGCGGGCAAGGAGGGGTCGGTAAAGATCCTGCCGATCGCCGAGGTGGGCGCGAAAGACGAATTCGTCGGGATCAAGAACGCCACGCAAGCGGACGTGCTGGCCGCGCACCGCGTGCCGCCCCAGCTGCTCGGCATCGTGCCGGCGCAGGGTTCCGCGTTCGGCAATCCCACCGAAGCCAAGGCGACGTTCTTCGAGCTGGAGATCGAGCCGCTTCAGGGTGTGTTCCTGGACGTGAATGACCAGCTCGGCTTCGAAGCCGTCCGCTTCAGGGAGACGATCGCGGCCAAGGCCGCCTGATTTTCGCGCTCGGCCGTCCAGGCCGAGCGGGGGAGCCGGGTTGCAGCCCGGATCACCGACGAGGGGAAGCTCGCCACGACACGATGGCTAATCGGCCGTCCGCACCCGGATCGCTCCGGGCGCGCTCTATCTGCGTGGATTATCTTAACATGACGTATCTTTCTCCGGTCGACCCCGTCTCCCCGGCCGCCGGCTATATCGGCGGCAAGCGCAACCTGGCGGCGCGCCTGGTCGCGCTGATCGGTGGCATCCCGCATGACGGCTATGCCGAGCCGTTCGTCGGCATGGGCGGCGTCTTCCTGCGCCGTCGCATCCGGCCGCGCGTCGAGGTGATCAACGATGCATCGGGCGACGTGGCGACGTTCTTCCGCGTCCTGCAGGAGCACTATGCCTATTTCCTGGACATGCTGCGCTTCCGGATCGCCAGCCGGGCCGAGTTCGAACGGCTCCGCGCGCTGCCGGCCGAGCGACTGACCGACCTTCAGCGCGCCGCGCGCTTCCTTTACCTTCAGCGCCTGGCGTTCGGGGGCAAGGTGGCAGGGCGCGGCTTCGGCGTTGATCGCGGCAACGGCGCGCGGTTCAACGTCACCAAGCTGGAGCCGATGCTCGCCGACATCCATGAGCGGCTGGCAGGGGTGACCATCGAGCAGCTGGACTTCGGCGAGTTCATCCGGCGCTACGATCGCGCCGGAATGCTGTTCTACCTCGATCCGCCCTACTGGGGTTGCGAAACCGACTATGGGCAGGACGTGTTCGGCCGAGCGGACTTCGAGCGCCTGGCAACCCAGCTCCGCGACATCCGTGGCGGCTTCCTCATGTCGATCAACGACACACCCGGCGTCCGCGCGACGTTCGCCGGCTTCCACCTGCTGGAGGTGACCACGACCTATACGGTCGGACAGGGAGCCGCGACCAAGGCACCCGAGCTGGTGATCAGCAACATGCCGCTGTCCCTGCCGGGCTGATCGCGGCTCGACCGGGCGCGGCCCCGCGCCGCGCCCGGATCTGGCGCTGCCGGCATGTCGCTCCGGCCTTGCGCCCCGTTCCACTTCTGTTCCACATGGTCGGGTGACCAAACGCGACCTCGATACCTTGCTGGTGGCGGTGTCCGTCTTGCGCGCCGCGCTTGCGCTGGCCGAGGCGGAGATCCTTCAGACGACCGGCGTGCGCCTGGCGCTTCGCGTGCTGCTGCTGCACTGCCGGCAGCGCGACCCGCTGATCGACTATTGGACAGCGGCCGGGCTGGATGATCCGGTCGCCCGCGTCGCCGGCATGACCGATGCTTTCCAAGCCATCATTCGGCAGCTCCGGGCCACCGGTTCCTATCAGATCTGACTGCCGGCGGGCCGGCCTCGCTGCTGCCCAGGGGAGGCCGTGTCGCGTCGGTCCGGCAACGTAGCGGCGCATCCCGCCGGACCTCGCGCCGCGCCCTGGCGGCCGCCCCCGGCCGCCCCCCGGCCCCTCCACAGGCCCGAACCTGCGACCCCAAATCCCGCGCTTTTCCCCCCGCCTCGCCCGCCCGCTTTTCGTGTCGCTTTTGGTGCAGTGTCAGCGCCGCCAGAAACCGGCCCAGGTCCTGGGCCGGATCGCTGATTGTTTATTCCGATCACTGGTGCGGATCGGTGCAGCTACGGGGCAGCGGGGGCGTCGGTGGTGGGAAAAGCGGCACGGCCCTTGCCTGCTCCCCCCTAGGGAGCACCGACCCCGCGCAAGCGGGGGCGTTCCACAGCGGTCCTGGGGCGCTGCGGCTTGGGGGCATCGGGGCCTGGAGGCTTGGTGGAGCAGCAAACTGCGCACGCCGGAGGCGTTCCTTTTCCCCTTTATCCTTGAAGGGCTGGGTTCTCACCGCCGGACAGAATCGCGTTCTTGGCATCGAACGCGGCCCCGAATGAGCGCAAGCTCCGGCCGAGCGGGCTTGTGGGATCGCACATTGCGGCCGCCACCGCCTCGGCCTGTTCATGCTCCGTCATGGCACGGTGGGCACGCGCCTCGCGGTCGCGCAGCTCGGCCGCGTCCCGCTGCGCCTCGGTTGGCCGACGCATCAGCCGGCGGACGAAATCGGCCGCCGCCTTGGGCAGCGTTAGGCGATAGGCGTTGGTCGCCTGCTTTACCTGGGGGCCGAAGGGGTCCGGGTTCTCGACCGGCTCGAAGCGTCGTATCCAGTCCAGGAAGCCTTCTGCCTTTAGGCGCGCCAGCGCCTTGGTCACGGCGTCAACGCTGCGATTTAGCCAGCCGCAGATCGTCGCGATCGACGGCTCTAGGCGACCGTCCTTCCAGCCGATCCGCCGCATCAGCTCGCGATAGACTTCCAAGCCGACATGGCCGATCGGTCCATTGCGCTTGCCCGGCTGCTTGTTCTTGCGGTCATGGTCCTCGGCCGCGCGCATCCGCGCGTTGAACTCGCGCCGATCGAACGGCGTCCAGAAGCGGCTTTCGCGCGCGCCGACCTTGTAGCTGTTCCGCCGGACCGGCTGGCCGGTCCGATGGACTTTCCGGACGGTGCGGGTGGCGACTTCGTGCAGGGAGCGCGCGGTCATGCCGTCGCTCCCTTGCGGGTCAGCTCTGCCGTGGGCCGTTCAGCAGCGCGGCTGGATCGACCAGGCCCTCCGACAGCAAGTCCGCCCACTCCTGCGCCAGCTCGCGCCGACGTGGCATATAGGCGGCTCTGTTGTAGGCCGCTTCCACTCCGCTCGGCACATGCGCCAGCATAAGGTCGATGATCGCCCGATCGCCGGCCCGCCCTTCGTGCAGCGCGCGTTCGTTCATCACAGTTGAGAAGGTCGAGCGCCAGCCGTGCGGCACATGGACCCCGGAAAAGCCGGCCTCCCGATAGAGCTTGCTTACTGTGCTGTCGCTGATCGCCCGACGCGGATGCCGGACGCTGCGAAAGATGAGTGGTCCCCTGCCCGCCAGATCCATGGCGAGGCGCACGACCTGCACCGCTTGTCGCGATAGTGGGACGATGAACTCGAAGGCCGCGTCCTCCTTCCGATCGACCGCCAATTTCAGCTTCGCCGGCGGGATGCGCCAGATCGGCGAGTCGCCGTCCAGTCCCTCGAACTCGGCCGGCTCCGCCAATCGCACAACGCTCGATCGAACGACCGTCAGCGCCAGCAGCCGGGATGCCAGCTTGGTCAACGGGTGCGCCGGCTGCGCTTCCACCTGCTGAAGCACCTTGCGCGCGGCCGGCACCGTGCGCACCGCGCATGACTTGCTCTTCTTCGCCTTGCCCAGGGCACTGCGCGCGACCGCTGCTGGGTCGGCCGAAGCGATGCCACTGCCGATCGCCCGCGCGAAGATCTCCGAGATCCGTTGCCGGACGCGATGCGCCGTCTCGACCGCGCCGCGCTCCTCGATCGGCCGCAGCACCTCCAACACCAAAGGCGTGGTGATCGCCTCGATCGGCAATTTGCCGAGGCGCGGGAAGACGTCCTGCTCCAAGCTGCGCTTCACGATACTCGCATAGCGCGGCGACCAGGTTGCCTCCTGGCTGTCGTACCATTCCAGCGCCACGACCTGGAACGTCGAAGCGGCCTTGGCGCTCTGCGCGGCCGAGCGCTGGCGCTTGTCGACTGCCGGATCGACCCCCGATCGCAAGGTGCGAGCCGCGTTCGCCTTCAGCTCGCGCGCTTCCGTCAGCGTCACGTCCGGATAGGGGCCGAATACGAGTCGCTTCTCCTTGCCCGCGAACCGGTACTTCCAGCGCCACGATTTGTAGCCGCTCGGCAACACCTCCAGATAGAGGCCGCCCGAATCGCTCATCTTGAACGGCTTGTCCGCGCCCTTCGCCCGCCGACAGGCGACGTCGGTCAGCAC